AATTAACTAAATTATCATGTTCAAATAATAAATTAACAGAATTACCTGAATTACCAAAAGAATTAACTAAATTATCATGTTCAAATAATAAATTAACAGAATTACCTGAATTACCTGATAGTTTGAAAGATTTAAGTTGCTACAAAAATAATATACAAGTATTCCCATCATTACCAAAATCCTTAACATATTTTGCATGTTCTTCGTGTAATATTAAAGAAATCCCAGAATTACCTGAAGGCATTCTGAATATACATTGTGCATCAAATCCTTGGAGTAAACCAATACCTATAAAATATTTTAAAATTGCATACGATAACTATAAGGTTTATACAAAAAAACAAAAAGAAAAATTTGGATCATATAAATACCAAAAAGAATTTCTGACGGAAACTCCTGAAAAATATAAAGATTTAGAACCTATTGGATTTAATTCTGAAATTAAAGAAGAATTTGATTGGCTTTTCAATGCAGCAGATATGGGATTAATGTAAAATAATATATAAAGATATGAAATACTTAAAATACTTTGAATTATATACTTGTGGTGAAATTGACGTGATTACAACATTTGATGGATTAAATATACCTGAACATATTGATGATGGGTTTGATTGCAAATATAATGAATTAACATCATTGAAATATGGTCCAAAAACAGTTAGTGGATATTTTGATTGTAGTCGTAATAGATTAACATCATTGGAATTTTGTCCAGAATATGTTGGAAAGAATTTTAGTTGTTATAAGAATCAATTAACATCATTAGAATTTTGCCCAGAAACAGTTAGTGGGAGTTTTAATTGTGGTAATAATAATTTAACATCTTTAGAGTATTGCATTAAAAAAATTAATGGTGGTTTTTTTTGTTATAGTAATAAAATAACATCTCTAATAGGATTACCTGAAAATATTGTTGGTGTCATTTCATGTGGTGACAATAAACTAAAATCATTAGATTATATTCCAAAAGACTTTAATGGAAAAATTAATTGTTGTTCTCCAAATGATTGGACTAATCCTATACCATACATATTAATAGAGAAATATGATATCCGAACAACTGATCTATATACAACTGAACAAGTAGAAAAATTTGGATCATATGAATATCAAAAAGAATATTTAACAAATACCCCGGAGAAATATAAAGATCTTGAACCTATTGGATATCATAAGAAAATTAAAAAAGAATTTGATTGGTTATTCAATGCAATTGATATGGGACTAATGTAAAAACAATATATAAAGATATGAGACATATAAAAACTATAAATGAAAAATTTAAAGATGATCTATCCGGATTAAATTTAAACCAAATGTTAGAATATAATCACACATATAAAAATAGTGTGTATGATTCATTATTAGATATAATAATGAATGAAAAAAGAATATCTGAAAAAGATTTCAAAAAAATAGATAATTTACAGGAAGAATTGGATAAATTCTATATCAATAATGAACAAGAATTAAATAATATAATAAACTTATTCGAGAAAAATAAGTTGAGAAATAATTATTGTGCAGAAAAAATATATGCAGAATTATATAAAAATAATATTTAAAGATGGAATATTTAAAAACATTTGATGAATATGAAAGTATAAAAGTACCAATAGAAATTGGAGATACTATACTCGGTGGTAGATTTAAAAATAAGAAAACAATAGTCAAATCCATAGATAAAGATGATAACAACCAATTAACCGTAAATGGGAAACCACTATTAAAATATAAAATTAAAAAGACATTACCAAAAACAAAAGAATAAATATGAAAAAAATACAAAAAATAGGATTCCAAAAAACTTTTGAAAATTTTGTTGGAAACATACTAAAAAATAATAACTATGATGGTTATGAAAATCTTTCTAAATCTGATGGATTGAGTGGAGAAGTTGATCAAGATACAAAAAACAATATATTGAATGTTGAAAATTTCAATAATTGGTTAGCTAACGATTGGAATAATTATGGTCCAGGTAGAGGAGCACCTGGATTAGTTGGTCGAATAGATAAGTTAAGCCCTTTCATGGTTGAAAAATATTTTTTAGATCAAGGTGTAGAATGTTCACAAGCAGAAATTAATGATTTTATTGATATAATTAGAAAAAAATGGAATAGTTAATCATGAAACATCTAAAATATTTCGAAGAACAATATAGATCAACATCTGATCCTGAAACATATAATCATAATGATGATATCTTAGACGATTATTATATCATTGATTTTGAAATGGATGAAACAGAACCGCCAAATAAAACTGGTCGTGACGATAGAGAAACTAAAAACAAAACAAAAAAATCAGTATATAAACAATCAGTTTAAACAAAATTTTAAATAATGAAATATATGGGAAGCAAAAATCGGATAGTTAATGAAATTCTACCGATAATATTAAAAGATAGAAAACCAAATCAGTGGTATGTTGAACCATTTGTTGGGGGGTAAATCAACTGTTTAACAAAAATTAAACAAAATTACACAAAAATAAAAAAATATATACAATAAAAACAAACTTTTTTTAAAAATTAATATATTTATATATGAAGAATAAAATAATAAAAATTATGGAAGAAAAAAATATGAAAGTTGTTCGCCAATAGATGACAACCCGAAGAATGTGTCAAGTATCATTATAAGTAATGTAAATGACAATGATTTACCTTTCTAAAATGTATAAGATATGAAAAAGGAATCAAAAATATCGTTTACTAAACAAACGAGGCAAGACGCTACTGATAATAATTACACGTCAGTTAAAATCAGAAATAAAAGCAAAGAAGATGATGAGGAATATCGTAAAAATTGTGAAAATAATAAGATAGGTAAAAAGAAATGATTAGATGTTAAAGGCAATAAAGGTAAGACTATATTTAAACAATGAACAAACAAACTTAATTAATAGTTTGCTTGGGTCTTATCGCTTTGTCTATAATCAATGTCTTACTTATAAAAAATTGAATTACGAAACCGATAAAAAGAATACTTCATTATCTGATTTAGGTCATTACTTCCATCAAGATTTAAGGAATGAATATTATTGGTTGAAAGAACATAATACTAAGGTTCTTAAACAGTCTATAATGAATTTAGAAGTGGCTTACAAGAACTTCTTTAAACAACATAAAGGATTTCCTAAATTCAAGTCTAAACATGATGAACAGAAAGTTAGATTTCCACAAGAAGCAGTTGCTTCTAAAACATTTGATGAAGAAACTTCAAGACTTAATCTAACTAAAACTATTAAAGGTTTGAAGTTTGAATGTTCTGATAGAGATAAACAATACCTCTATAAAAACAAACAAGGTATTAAATCCGTTACTATAACTAAAACTAAATCGAGTAAGTATTTTGCTACAATCTTAATAGATGGTGATTTGTTAAGAACTGTTAAAAAATCAAATAAATCAGTCGGAATTGATTTAGGTATTAAAACATTATTAACCTTTTCAGATGGCGAAACCATTGATAATCCAAGATGGATAAAAACCAACGAAAAGAAGTTAAAGAAATTACAAAAACAACTATCTAAGAAAGTAAAAGGTAGTAACAATCGTAATAAGGTGAGATTAAGACTTGCTAAGTTACACGAAAAGATTAAAAATCAAAAACAAGATTTCCTTCATAACATTACAACTAAAATAATTAACGAGAACCAAGTTATAGTTTTAGAAGATTTGAATGTTAGTGGAATGATGAAGAACCATAAATTAGCTAAGTCAATTCAGGAACTTGGTTTATATGAAATGAGGAGACAATTGGAATATAAATCAAAGTGGTATAATAGGAATTTAGTATTTGTTAGTAGATGGTTTCCATCAAGTAAAACTTGTTGTGAATGTGGATGGAAAAATAACAATTTAACATTAAAGGATAGAGAATTTATCTGTGAAGAGTGTGGAACTGTTATTGACCGTGATATGAACGCAGCAATTAATATTGAAAGAGAAGGAATAAGAACATATAATGAACAAATAGGGCAACGTTTGCCCGAATTTACGCTTGTGGACAACCCAACTATGGATGACCCAACTGGAAACAGTTTGCTAAAAAGTAGTGGTTGGATGAAACAAGAAAACGATAACTTGTGTAATTTTGTGCAAGTTTAGTTGAACGGTGTAATAGTATAGATAAAGTTGATGGTTTAAGAATAGGATCAGACTTAAATAAGTATCTTATAGATATGTGGGTTGGACTAAAAAATAATATTGATAAACCATATGATATCTCAAAAGAATTATATTCAAGAGCTAGAATAGAATATAATAATAAAACAAATTTAGAATTTAATGATTTTTTAATTGGGTGGATTGGTTGGATGGGGTCATTCAATGGTAGATTTTTTGATGGCGGATATTCCGGAAAAACAAAAACAAGAGATTATATAGCTGAACAAATAAAAAATACAGAAAAACAAATAGATAAAATAAAAAATATTGATTTCTATTGCTGTTCATATCAAAAATTAAATATTCCAGATAATAGCATCATATATTGTGATATTCCATATAAAAACACTAAACAATATACAACATCTAAAAATTTTAATCATGATGATTTTTGGCAATGGTGTAGAGATATGAATTTTTTAGGACATACAGTTTTTATATCTGAATATAATGCTCCGGATGATTTTCAATGTGTGTGGGAAAAAGAAATTACGAATTCTATGAATAGTATAAAAACATATAAACCAATTGAGAAATTATTCACATATAAAAATTAATATATAACTATATGATATACTTGAAAACATATGAAAAATTTAATGCACAAGATATAATGTCCTATCCAACATCTATAAAAAACGGAAATATTTATACCGAAGACGATAACCAGGATTACATAAAATCACTACAACCATATTATAATCACATAAAATCCTTGACTAATATTTCTGATTTAACAGATATTACTCACGAAGTGTTAGATGATTATATTGGTTTTTCATTCATTATGCAATATATGAAAATTATGATTTTATCAGATAAACAAACAGTCCACATTTTGATAAATGAATCATTAATTCCATTGGACAATATTAAAGAAATGTTAAATATTATAGAAAGTGAAAAATAATTTGTTTTATTTGTTTTATATATGTATCTTTGTCAATATAAATCAATAAAAAATATTATGGAACTTGTAGCGTTATCCGGAGCAAAGATTGAAAAATTAGTCATAGGCAAAAATTCAATCACATTCACAACAATTTTTCATGGCATAATTGCCAATGTTGAAGTCGTTGGAATATCAAAAATCTTAAAAAATTCAACACTTATTGAAAAATTAGATACAGAATATTGTATCGACTCCGTGGAAATTATACCATTAGATATTGAAAAAGAGCTTTTCTCATTAGCAAAAATTGTCACAGTTGATGGTGATTCATATGAATTACATGGAGAAATGAAAGGAAATATATTAAATATGCAGGATTTTCGTGAATATTTATGTGATGATGAAGACGACTATAATGAAGATTGCGATGATGTAAATTGTGACTGTTGTGAAGATCCAGAAACCTGTGAATGTAATAAAATATTAGATCTAGATTGTGATAATCTGAATTGTAGTTGTAATTGTAGTTGTGAAGATTGTAAAAAATAATAAACTTTTATTTATTATCA